ACCATCTATTCCACCATTTGCTTCCTGGACTTAGATTAGTTGTCATATGTATACTTTGGTACTTGGGTGCTGTATCACTACAGTAATGGTCTATGACCTCCCCAAAGTATTTATAAGCTGTAGGCTCGCCGCCACTAAAACTAAAGTGATAATCAGTAAATCCATTTTCTCTAGCCTGTGCTTTAATATTGTCAATTGCTTGTTTATATACTTCTAATGCTTGATGATCAGGAGTACTACTGCGAGCATAGGGCCAGCAATAGCTACAATTGTAGTTACAAAACCTAGCAAGAATCCAACTAACTGTAAACAAGTTTGTGTTCAACAGCGTCTTTTGTCCGAAGCTTGTTATATCTTCAAATGGTATGTTTTGAAAGTTACTCATTTTCTACTATCGTATAACGCTTTAGAGCATACTTTAACACAAGTTAGGCATTTATTCTTTCCTTGCCAAAAGTCTGGCATTTTTTTAAATAAATTTTCGTTAGTGTTTAAGACAGCATCGTGGCAGTTAGGCACGCCTACAGTTTTTAATATAGTCTTTGTGTTGTCTACACTTAAATTTCTAAGATAATGAATTGGTAATTTTTCTTCCACTGGTTGTTCAATATATTCACCGCCTATCCAACAGCAAGGAAATATATTACCATAAGGATCTATATAAACACCTTTCTCAGTTACGCACTTAGGCTCAATTATTGCTGATTCAACTGCTGCGTTACGCACCGCTGGGTCTACAAGTGCATTTAAACTATTATTAGGAGTTTTTTTAAACCTTTCTGTTTGTGCAGGAGCAATAGTGTATTCTACATTACCATTGTTATCGTGTACTTCAAACTCTTTCATTTCGTAAAATCGTGTAGTACTTACAAAGTTTACTTCTTGTACACCTAATGATAATAGATAACTTTCTAATTCATCTACTTCGTGCTCGTTATGTTCAAACACTAAGCTATCAACACGGGCAATGCCTCCTGCATCACAGAATGCTTTTAAGTTTTCGATCACTTTATCAAATTTTGTATTCTTACGGTATAATTCGTGTTTGCCTTTAAATCCATCAACAGCAAACGCAACATCAATATTATGCTGTGCTAGTTTTGTCCACCATTCAGGATTGCGCATGCCTCCATTAGTATGTATTCCTAACCGAACTGTAGGATTGCATTCGCGTACATAAGAATATATTTCTAAACAATCATTTGCAAAAGCTGGGTCACCATAGTTACCACAACTATAAAAATTATCCAACTGTGCTAAAAACTGTTTAGGAAACCATTCTTTAAATTGTGCAATGCTTATATCTCCATTACGAATAAAAGGTCGAGTGGCACCGCCGTGAAAGTTTCTAGCACACATTGGACATTGTGCTTGACATTTATCAGTTAGTTCAATGTGTACTGTTTTAATGTCACTTACAAGTTGCATTAAATCTCTCCTGTAACCATTCAAAGTCATTTATTAGCCGAAGATTAGAGCTGCTAGAAATCCCAAACTCCCTGCCAGCGATAGCACCTTTAATAGCAAACTCGCCGAAGGGCACATTTCTTCCCATTGTTGTCCATATATGTAATCTTTCTTCTGATTCATTATCTACTTGTCCCCTTATTGCTTTTGATGATAATTTGCAACATTCTCTAAATGCACTTTTCCAAGTTTCAAAAGCGCCAATATTAAATGCTGCAATGTTACTAACTTTAGGCATTGCATTAAATTTTGAACTAATACTAGTTGTCATATCTGTTGTAGTTACGTCCATATTAATTGTTTCTTTAACTGGAAATAATTTTACTCCGCCGTACCCATATTCTAAATCATTAATAGGATTCTTACTTCTCCAAACAAATACTTGATCTCTTTGCCACTTAGGTACCTGGTAATCAAAAGTAAAATTGTCAAGTACATATGCATCACCATCTACTACCCAAAACATATTTGTGTCACATAGATTAGCAGCTTTTATATGCGCTTGATGTATTCCTTTTACTCCGTGTACCCGCTTTATACGAGGAAACTTTTTAGCAAGTCTTTCAAAGTTTTCATCTGCGTTAGACTCGTTATAACTAATAAAAACTATATCGTATAGCTTCGGCGCAGACGCTTCTATGTTAACTTCTTTTTTCTGTGTAAAGAATCTATAATCAAATTCACGTTGTGCAAGCTTTTTATCTTTATGTATCAAAAATATACCATCATGATATTTGCCGTTTTTAAATACATGGACATTGTCTTTTTGATGTGACGAAATTTGATAATCAAACTTAAATGTAACATCAACATCTTCTGGTACAACATAGAAGAAATCAGTCGATGTTGTTTCCTTTGCTTTACAATAATCATTGTAATTGCTTACTACAAAAGCATCGTATGGCTTAGGCCTACTTGCTTGAATGTCATGTTCTTTTTTATTTGTTATAAATTTATAATCAAACTCTCGCTGGCTAATTTTACTATGCTTGCTACACAATATGATGCCATCATAATATTTGCCATTTTTAAATACGTGATTTATCTTCCTATCAAATTCAGCATCGTGACTAAAGTATAAATCAAATTCAAAGCTATCGTTAACATAAACGTGGGATGGCACCAACCAAAACATTTCTGTTTTACAAGTATTAAATATTTTTAGATATTCGTTGTAGCTACTAACATTGTGTGAAATATCATATTGCCTAGGGCCACTTACTACATCATCCCATTGTTTTGCATTTACTAAAAATCTATAGTCTATTTGTCTTTTATTAAGAGGCTTATGTTTTGAACAAAGAAACACACCATTATATAAATCTTTGCTATCTACCCTATGAACAAATGCATGGTTTTCTTTTCTATCATAACTGTTGTGATGACTAAAATAAAAGCTGTCAATATATGACTTAATGTATTTTAAATTATGCGACACAGCCCAAAACATTTCAGTAGAACTGTTTTCTAAGGCGTGTTCGTAATCATCCCAATTATCAACATAAAAGGTATCAAACGCCTTGGGTGTACTTGCTATAATGTCTACTTCTTTTTTGTTTAGAAAGAATCGATGTGCAAGTTCACGAGAGCTAATGCTTAACTTTTTTGGAACCAATAGCACACCGTCATAGTATTCACTGTTTAAAAACGTATGAACAATATCTTGACTCCATTCATCTGCTACATAGTCAAATTTAAAGTCATCGGATATATCAATGTCAGGCCAGACTACCCAGAACATTTTAGTAAGCACTTTACGTTGGGCTTGCTCAAATGTATCAGCTTTTTTAGCTCTTGGATATGCATCTTTAAGTTTATTCCACGCTTCGATTGCATAGCTAGAGTTATTGGTTATAAAGACAATATCAGACATAGTTATAGTTTACACTCATTCCCACCGCATGTCAACAAATAATTCTAAAAATTTTGATTGCATACGGCGTTCAAAGAATAATTGTTGATTCTTTTTTAAGAAAGGAATACTTTCATTCATTAATTCTGTTAACTTTTCCTTAGGCATATCAGCTAGCCATTGCAAATTGTTAACTATTTCATTAGAACGTTTGGCAGAGTTATAAATGCTGTCATAATGTTGGTTAATTAATTCGTTGCAACTAAAGTAACCTTCGCTATTTAAATATGTCATAGTATCTACATTGCCTAGTATCATAAAGGGATGTCCTAATGCAATACTTTGCCAAACTTTTAGACCTGGTGATAATGCTGCAATTTCATTTCTATAGCTAGTATGTGTATCTACAAAATTTTCGTCACAAATAATTGTTACTACAGTATTTTCTAATAATTCGTTATCATAATATAGTATGTCAGTATTATTAGATATAGGTAACTTAGATAGATTTTTAAATATACCACGCTTTTGATCTTTTTCTAGCATACTTGCTCTAGGATTAATATGATTATCGTTAAGAGTAGTTACTTGATAGTTACCTATATCAAAGTTAAAATTACCAAACTTTAACATATTTTTGTAAATTAATTCTAAGTAAAGTGCTATGTCATGATCTCGAGGATGTGTAGAAACTACATTAAATAAAGTATTAGGTTTCCAACTAGAATGATCAATCAATTTGTCATTTGCTTTAAACAAGAAATTAGCGTCTTGTGGTGCAACCCAGTCTAGGTTAGACTGTCCGAACCTTACTTTATAAATTATCTGAGAATATATCTGGCACCAATCTATTCCATACACATTTTCTAATTCTAATAGATGTTTGTATGTACACCGTATATCACCTAATACAACATAGATACTATCTTTAGATATTCCTGAATCAATAAGTCCATGTATGTGTTTTTTAAGTTGTAGTGCTTTCCACAAGCTACCCGTAAACGACGGTGCTAGTATTAATAACTTCATACGTTGTTTTTTTATAAGTTGCTTTGCCCTGGGAGAAATAAGATGCACCCAATCTCTATTCCATCTGTGAAATAAATCAGTTATTTCTAATGGATAGAATAAATTAGTTGCCCGCTGTTTTCCTGTAAACAAATCTATTACAATTTTATTTGCTTTCATTACAAAATAAAACGTGTTTATTATATTAATAGGCGACGATATTGTTTTATTTTTATTAAACGGAATCTGTCTAATGTCTTTAGTAAGGCCAATATTAGTCGTTCCGTTTGGCGCAGGAATACCGTCTATAATATTATCGTAATAAAAGTTTATCATGCCACTCTTTAAATATTTCTTCGTACTGTTGATTACGTATGACATCTAACCGTTTGTTTTCATCAAAGAACTTTTCAAACGCTTGTGGATCATCTTCTTGACTTAGAAAATTATTTATTTGATTGTAAAATGGCATGTCGACAATTTTGTTTAAAATGGCTTGCTTGGCATGTTGAGGTGCGTTTGCTGCACTATAGTAATTTGGATGGTGTACCATATTATGCGAAACATTTACTCCTCTTGCACGGAAGTATTCCCAGAACTCTTTAATGTAGTAAATGTTCATTATACTAATAGTTTGTAGTATATATGTTTTGTGACCTAGGCTATGTAACCATTCAAACGATTTTAGAATTTTATCCCATTTAGCAGGATGACGTAGGTAATTATTCCTATCTTCTAAATCATCAATTGACACCATAAATTCAACTTGCTTAAATGCATTCCACAAGTCTATATACTTGTCGTTAATAATTGTGCTATTTGTACTATAAACTAATGTAATGTTTTTTGCTAGGTCTTTAGTAATTAAAAATTCTAAAAATTTCATATGTTTGTCTACAAGTAACGGCTCGCCGCCATTTATATAAACTTTGCGTGTGTTGTTACAATGCTCTGCTAAGTTTGCCCAAAATTGCTCGTCTAGTGGCCAATTAAACAATGACTGCGGCATATCAAATTTTCTATCATTTAATTTTTCCCAATCACTTATCCACTTAGAACTGCTTTGCGGATTGCAACTGCGGCATGCTAAATTACAAATGTTACCTAGTCGTAATTCAATAAATTCAAAGTTAACTTCTGTTAATGTGCCATCAGACTGTGTAATACGCTGTGCATCTTGTAAGCTAAACTCTAATAAGCTAGTATCACGAGTACGCTTGCTTTCATTTCCTAATGCCTCGAGCTTGTAACACTTTGAACACGGCGATGGCATTTTGCCATCTAACATGTCTTTACGGACTTGCTTAAACATATCCGAATTCATTATTTTTTCAAAGTCGTATGTGCTGTTATTTAATGTAATAAATTCACGTGGCAAATTCTGTGCTTCACTTGCACGATTAGTCATGTCGCTTTCACAACATAAAGTGACACTTCCGTGCGGGTGTGTTGCTAAATGTGTCCACGGTAACGGGCAAAATGTTTTACTCAATTGAATCCCACCATTGTTTTCCTGCAACACTTAAAGTTTCTCTAAATGTAACTTTCTGTTGTCGAATACTTTCTAAATATAAAATATTCTTTTTACCTCTGCGCCACCCGTCTTTATAATTAGGATATGCTTCTTCAAAAGTTGGACGAGTAAGCATATTCTCAAGGGTTTCTTGATAAACTTTAGTTTTAGATGTTACTCTAGGATTAATGTAGTCTAATAATTCATGTATTTGCTCGTCTAGTACTGACCTAGGTAAACACATTGGACTCATTAATACACTTGGATCAAATGCAAACGTAATTTTAAAGTAACTCTTTACATTAAGATCAGTGACTACATCAAACATTGCACGTAAATCAAACAAGCCTGGCGTAGTTAGTGTCACATCGAAAACCATTGCATCATTGCCGTACTTGTTTATTAGAAACATGCCGTCTTTAAAGTTCTGCAACCATTCGTTCCAGTTTAACCCTGTTCGTATATACTCGCCTACATCGCCTACTCCATCAATACTAGCACAAATGTTTACACGCTTAAAGTTATCTAGCATATTATATAGCTTATAGTCTTTGTAGTGCGTTCTTGACAAGTTAGTATTATATCGTACTACTACATTTTCGCTTTGTTTGGAGTCAACTAGCTGTTGCATTATACGCCAATGTATATCATACATAAGTGGTTCACCGCCTACCCAATACAACTCTTCAACTATGCCCTTGTCAACTGCTTCTTGGAGCTCTGTTTCAAGTACTTCTTTCTGGAAAGTGGCAATCTTCTTACGAGTGTTAGGCTGCATCCACTTTTCAGTGTCGTAGTTAACTTTATTGTGCTTTATCTTTTCAGTTTCCCAACTCGAACTTAGCTGTTCGCCGCACATTCGACACTTAAAGTTACATAAGTTACTAATACGATAATCAAAGCTAATAGGCTGCATGGAAGTGTAGCCATCTTCTCGTGTGCTTGCAATTATATCTTCAACTTTATGCGAAAATAAGTTTTTAGTAAAATAGTCTTTATAAGTATGCAAGTTTAGAACTTGATTATTACACACATCACACTGACTAATCTTTTCACCTGCAAGAATACGCTTGCGAATATCTTTCATATACTCACTATTCCAATGCTCGTCTAAGCTTATTGGCGCAAACTCTGTGTTATCACTGTCACCGGCGTCAATATATTGCTTTTGAAAGCTTGCATCTTCTCTACTAGCACAACACAATCTACGTTCGCCCTGTGGGCTAACATAAGTGTGGGTCCATGGTGCTGTACAAAAGTATGGACCAACTTTATCAGTCATAGGTTGCCAATGGTTTGTCTATATTTTTGTTATCAGGCGTTAGTATCCAGCCTTCTTTTTCGGCAAGTTCCATAATACTTGCGTCTGTATCAGGTATGCTATCTACCCAGTCTGTTAGAATATTAGGAAATACACTTAAACTCTTGTTTCTACGAACATCATATTGTGCATAGAACGTTTTAAAGTCTCGCCACAGTGTAGCAGGATTACTTGTACGTCTATGCGGAGCATCTACTGTGACAAGATAGTCAATTAACCGCTCAACACTTGCAAGTTCAAACTCGCTCCAGCCAGGCTTGCCTTTATTAAGCTCGTACCAACTAGACAAGTTTGCATGACAATGGTCTTTAATATGATTTGGTAATGCTAATGGGCTCTGAAAACTTGGAAAACGTAGTAAGTTTAAACTTACACTAGGTTTTCTGCTTTGAGTAAGTTCTTTTAATTTGTACACTTCATCTAAGAAGTCGGTAATTGTAAACAAGCACAAACTGTTAATAGTCATCATAATATGTACACCTTTAGTATTACCTTCTAAAAGAAGTCTCTTGGTGTTTTCTAACCACTGGTCGTATACTAAGCCGTCACGTATGTATTCTGCTTGATCGCCTGTTGCTTCACAACTTGTATATACTTCAAAGTGCTTCATGCCATGTGACTTAGCAATTAACTTGTCTATAATATCATCTTTAGCAATAAGATTTGAGTTAATAGCAAACCGCATGTCTGATTCTTGTTCATTGAACCAATCAAACAGCTTCCAGGTGTTGCCGCTCATTAAAGGTTCACCGCCTGTAATACGCAACTCTTCTAAACTATCTGCTAAACCGTTATCCCACCATTTCCAAAATGCTTGTATGTAAGGATTATCGTCGTCATTCTTATACGGCTGTGTCCAACTGCCGTCTTGTCGAAAGGCGCCTGCGCCGTCACTTACAAGGTTAGTGTATTCGCCATTCTTTTTAATATCTTTAGCCCAAGTTGTACTAAATGATGCATTACAATAAGAACATGCTAAATTACAAGTTCTATCAAATGCAATTTCAAAAGTTTTTAAGTTGACATTGCTGTTATGGTCCATATCATATGCTTGCTGCAATTCTTTGTCTGTATAGATAATACTTTTAAAAGTCCTATCACTAACAGCATCCGTTTTCATATCTTCCATCTTCCAGCAATACTCGCACTCTGCAGGACGTTCACCAGTTTGCATTTGGCGGCGCATCTCTTTCTTATGTTTAGTATTATGGATAGCAGTAAAATCTGCTTCTACTTCTTCAAGTGGAATTTTATGTGCTGGCGGGTGATGACAACTAGCAGTTGTTCCACTACCTAACCAAGTAGTAGCATTAAACCATTTTGCTCCGCAGAAACTTTCAGACTTAGTGTCTAAAACTCGTTCTTTGTACTGCTGTAATGTTTCGTCGGGTAATTTAGCCATTCCAATCCTCTAACAAATTTGCGTATTGTGGGAATACTTCTGTAAAATTTTTATTTCTTCGTTTATCGTATGCATGTATGTATCTTACAAAGTCAGCTCTGTGTTCTGTTGCTGGCTCTGTATTACGCAAGTATTCACAAAGTCGTTTTATCTGATCAAACTCTTCTAAATAAATCCTAGCATACTTATCTGGACTATAATATTTTAACCAATTCTTACATGCATTTTCAATTGTATCAGCTATTCTAACACGATCAGCTTTATCTAAAAGTGTACATTGTAAATGCGGTGGCCAGTGCATTATGTTAATACTAAGCGGCGTCCTGTTCCATTCAAAACTAGTATTATGTATTTTACGTAAGTCCATTACTGTCATAATAAAATCTACAAATGTAGGCAAACTTAGTATGTTTATAGTAGTCATAATAGCAACTGTGCTTTTTGTTTCTTTAAGAATACGCTCTGTATTTTCAATCCAGTCATAATAGTTAAGTCCGTCGCGAGCATACTCAGCTTGTTTGCCTGTACTTTCTAAACTAGTATATACATCAACTTTAACTCCAACTGCCGCAAGTTCATTAATTTTATTAATTAATTTATCAATTAACTTCTTTTCAACACAACCATTAGTGTTAATAGCAATATCTAAACCTTGCTGCGGATGTTCAAGTAAATAATCTAAAAGTTTCCAAGTATCTTTACTCATAGTCGGCTCGCCGCCTGTAATACGTAATACTTTTAAATGCGGAAGTGCACCTGGAAACCATTTCCAAAATGCCTCTACATAAGGATTTACTTCTGATTTTTTATAAGGCATCTTTCCGCTAGACTTTAAGTAGTCTAGATTATGTGAACCGTGTTTAGTTGGATACTCTCCGTTTTGTCTAATGTCTTCCATCCACTTACTGCTAATCTCTGGACTACAATAAGCACATGCAAAATTACACGCATTACTAAAACTAACTTCTAAGTAACTAGGATATACATTATCTTGCGGATTGCTTTTAGCAATGTCTTCAAATCTGTCCCAGGCCCACGAGTCTGATGTTTTATAATGCCTATCTGAAAAGTAATCTTTATCTAAGTCTTCAATTTTCCAACAGTACCCACATTCACTAGGTCGTTCGCCATTTAACATTTTAGCACGTTGTTCTTTTTTAAACTTGCTGTTATGCAGTGCCGCTGGGTCTGCTTCTATTTCTTCTAATGGTATTTTATGTGGCGCTGGATGATGACAGCTATGGTTATATCCGTTTTGCAACATAAGGGTTGTTTGTAACCATTTAGCTGTACAGAAGCTGCAACTAACATTGTTAATTTTTTCTCGCTTGTCTTCTAGTACTGCAATTCTGTCTTCGTTACTCATCTAGCTCTTCTTATAATTCTAGGAGAATTGTTATAAACATATTTGAAGAATTTACTCTGTTCGGCATCTAATGGCTTTGTAGAAATATCAACTCCGGTTCCTGTTAGTATTTCAAATCCTAATCTATTTGCTTCTTCTTCCGGATCTATATCTTTTACTTCATTTTCCCAGAAACTGTTTAGCCATTCAAAATCACGAACATTTGCATAATCCCAATCTGTACAGTTTGTCATATAACACCCTTGACGTGCGCCTAGTATACTCCACATGCCGTTTTCAACATCTGCGCCAATTTGGCTCCAGACCATTAACCTATCATAGTTTTGCCACCACACACTCCGCAAGTCTTGTACTTTTGCACCTTGATCTAATGACATCTTTACACCTTCACGGAACCCGGCACGCCAGGACTGCCACGGAGTTGCATTTGTATATGACACACTAAAGCTATCATTAAACTGATAGTACTTGTCATCAAAACAAAATTCAACTTTACCTCGTTCATCAGACGTATCAGAATTTTCATGTGTTTTCATATTGTGTACAAACTTACGTGTCCACATTTTTAATCCGCCATTACCGTACATTAATCCGTTAACGTGAACATTGCCGCACCAACTGAATACATGCTCGGGTGTAAGACCTAATGCATCAACATCAACTTCCTGATTAAGAAATTCTTGATCTATAATATTGTCAGCATCTACTGTGATAAAATATTCTGTTTCACTTAGATCTGCACATGCTTTGTGCGCAGCATCACTTCCATGAACTCCATGAACACGCTTTGCCCAAGGCACTTTACTACACAAATCTGCATAGTTTTTTTCTGCATTTGGTTCATCATACGATAAAAATATAATGTCTTGATCTACAATTTTAATTATTTCGTTCATTATTCTTCCACTATATGGCTGTAATTTTCAAAGACCTTACCACAGTATACACTCACATCGGTGCGTTGAGCAACCGTTTTATTTGTTTGTAGTATAGTACATTCCTCGTTAGATAATGCTTCTGAAAATTTAACAGTTAATGTATCAAGCAAGATATTAGGATCATCTTGTTGTGTGACAAAAATTATATGATTCTTGTCTTTATAATACGCTGTACTGTTTAATAAGTCTTTTAAATTTGGTGATAGTTTTGCTCTCCAGCAAGCATTTTTTATATCCTGTATAATATAAAAAATTAAACTTTCATTATCTAAGTTTTTAGGCAACTGGTGAATACTTTTATCTACGTCAAAACTTTCTAATGTTTTATGTCTAAATTTTATCTTAAATTTAGTTTTACCGGTATCATCAGGTACTGCAATATAATCTGACAAGAGTTTACGTTCTTCAGTAAAGTCTAGTAACGTTTCCATATCAATTTCCATATACGGAGTTGATGTATCTAGTTCGTTTGTGACTTTCCAAATATCGCCGTTGTCTTCTTGGAAGTTAAGATAAAATTTTTGCTGTGTCATTTTAATTTCTCTATGATATCGTCTGTTAGGAATTCATCTTCAACATAGTGCAATATACCAGTTTGTAGGAAATTGCCTAATAATAATACTCCGTCATTTCGATAGTATCTTCCAAGAACAGATGTCCATTTTTCAGGCACTGCCTTCCATTTCTGTGCAGCGGGTTTCATATGTGTCATTGTAATAAAACTGGTTGGGTCAGTAATTTCTTTTTCGTTACCTAAAATCTTACTTACAATTGCTGCACATAAATCAATACTACACCATTTCTGATAGTTTTCTTTAGCATACTTACTGTAAAATAACGCCCAATTATTTACTACAATTTCAAGTAAGGTATAAAACTCTTTTGCAGTATCACCTTTTTTAAAGTAATGCAATGCACTATATAAATTAGGAAGTTCGTTTGAATCAAAAGTTTTTCGATAGTATCTACTAGTAACTACTTCGTTTCGATATGTGTTTACATTGCTTGTAAAGAATAGTTCATGCTTAGATAATTCTTTCCACCAATGTGTAATATCACTTACTATTAGCATGTCGGCTTCTAATACAATTGTTTCTTCATACGGACTAGCGTGATAAACTTTCCAACGATTGTGTATTTTCCAAGCTTCGCCTTCTGCACTATCAGTCCACGGAATAGGAATTATTTGATCAAATACACTTTGCCATTCCAATGGTATAATGTCATTTGTAATTAAGCTAATACTTTGATCTGCATTATATTTGTGCAAGCTTAGTGCAAGCGCATATGCTTGACGCACATAATTAGTAGTATCATTGTTTTGGGCAAGTAAACAAAATCCTTTACTCATCTTTTAGTACCTCACTAATTGCCCTGTCAAGACTAAACTTGTTCATTATGTGGATATTAACATCACTTACATGATTAATGTTGTAATGTCCTTTCCAGTCTTTCTTGTCTATTAAAAACGTATACGATTCATCTTTTAACTTTACTAGTATATCAGCATCAGTTGTAAACCATAAGTTGCCTGGCATAGTTTTTGGCCAACTTGATACTTGATGACCATTTAAAATATGAATAGCTATACTAAAACTAAAATCGTTGCGATAAGTTATATCAGGAATTTGATAAACTAATCTATAGTACAGCCAGTTTTCTTTAATGTGATTAATTAAATCAAACAAAACTTTGTTCCGAGCAGTTTTCTTAAAATAGAAAACAGTAGCCCAATACATATCTACACTTCTATCACTAATCTTATCAAATAATTCTTGTCCTTCACGGTCGTGATTTAGATCAGTAACATGGCGATATAACAAGAAATCATCTGGTGCATCAAATGCATTTAGAAATATATCGTTGCCAACTATAAAGTCAGTGTCCATAACTAGCGTTTCGTCAAACGGTGTAATATCGTATACTGTTCCTCTGTCATGATTGCGCCATTCTAAGTCCCTATCACTCATAGTACCGTCACGCATAATACGCTTTTGCTTACATTCTTTCCAATCTAATTCAATTACATAATCAATATATTTTTCATAATATGGATAATTTTCAGTAAGATAATCAGCATTGTCAGTTGCAATTGCAACAGGCAAATTTAAATGTTTCTTAATTTTTTTTGCACAAAAGATTGCTTGCTTTATGTAATCGAGAGAATGATTGTTTTGCGCAAAAAGGACCACACCTTTTGTCATAAATCAAGTATTCCTTGAACTGTTCTATTTGTTTTAAGATCGTTGTATTTGTCTAAGTATTCATTACTAGCAGTAAAGTAGATATCAAGCACATTGTCGCAAAAATCATTTACGTTATCTACTTTAATAGGAGTATCGTTGTCGTCAATGAGAACAGCACTATCTTGTTCTGTTTGTACTAACATATGACAAAAATTTATAAGTTCTCTAGTTACTGAAAACTTGCCGCCATTTAAATAGTGAATACAATTTTCTAAATATTGCTCTCTGATAATACGTTTTTGACTATTTAATACAGTCATGTAATTAGAAAATTCTAAAGCTTTTTCTAGACGTTCGTCCATAAGGTAATCCTCCAGGTATACATATAATTATACACTATTAAAGGATATTTGTCAAGAGTTGATTTTAAGTATTAACTAATTCTGTAGAAACGCTGCCGGTAGGTGTTGGCACACTAACAAAGCTGCCAGTAGCTCGTCTTAGGTCAATTCCTGCCTGCATTAGTGAACCAGCACCTAATAGTACTCGTTCGTCAAAGTTAGGATTGCCTTCAGCTGCGTCATAAAACGAAACTCTAAAGCGGACGAGGCTTGCGCCCACTCGCTTTGCTTGCACTTGGACATAGTTTGCTGCATATACACTAGATCCAAACTTTCTAAATATTGTTTGAAAACTAGTTGTTAGCTGATAATTGCCCAACGCACTATCAATGCCGCCACCATCAACATCTGTTGACCCATCTCGAGCAAGTCCAGATCCAGTGACGGTTGTTTTGAATTTATCAAAAACAACACTTCCTGCGCCAGCAAGCATTGTAGCCCAGTTTTGATCTTTAGTTGATAAATTAGTAGAAGTAAAACTTAGTCGAACTTGGCCGCCTGCATTAAAAAAATGTCTTCTATGATCGTCTGGGTTAGAATTTATTCGATTACCGCTACTATTTGTAGTAGCATATCCACCTGGAAAATCTACATCAAGGTCACAATATATTAAATCATCGGGGTCGCCATCGCCGCCCCAGGCTGAAGTACGCTGACTAACTAAAAAAGATCTTCCACTAGTTAGTGTATATGCTGTTGAGTGTACTAATGCCGCATTTGCTAAAGTTTCGGCTGTGTTAATGTCATTTACCATGTCATTAATACCGTTGTTTGAACTAACACCGTCAGAATTGGCACCAATAACTCTACCAGTAGTAGCTGCTGTCGTTTGTGCGTTCGCAGGTTGTTGATGATTTAAACATTTGTTAACATCTAACGTTAGCGCATTCCAATGATTTGCGCTAATAAGTTCGTCATTTGTGCTAATAGCATAGTCTTCTGCGGATGCTACAATTTGTCCATAGCCTTGCTGGCCGCTTCCATTACCTAGTATTGCTAAGACACGATTCTTAGCATTATTAAATTCAGTAGCTGGAATTAACTGTCCGGTAATTGCTACCACGTATTAATCTCCTACTTCGAGGCTTGACTGCATAGAATAACTTGGTGCTGGTACATTTACATAGGACCCTGTAGGACGGCGGAGTTGCACTTTACTAACAAGTATACCCGGAATTGATTCATCTACATTAGGATCGCCTACGTCTTGATCTTGGAATTGTATAACAAACTGAATTGCTTTATTGCTAACTTCTTTAGCAAATATTAAATATCTGTTTTCTGCATAATTATCGTTACCCAACCGTTCAAACAATGTTTGTAGTCCTGCTGTTAATTGATAATTACCAATTGCAGTATTAGGAGCGATTGGAAATAATGTGCCGCCAAATCCTGTTTTTGATGTAGTGTTTGCTTTAAATTGAATAGTTCCCATGTTGTTAAGCATAGTTTTCCAATCGTCAGCTTTTGCTTTCCACGGCCCGTCACCTGGGCTTTCAATCTGCGCACTAATATAAACTTGTCCGCCGGCATTAAAAAACGCTCTTCGGTGATCAGTAGTACTAAATGTTAACGTAAAGCTATGTGCCAATTGACCATTCCACGGTGAGAATCTTGTGTCAGAGTCTAATGTTTCTATAGTTATTTGTGTTCCGTCAACTACTCCAGCATCACCTTCTAGTCTTTCAACCTCGGTTAAGTATTGATTAAACCCGTCATTATCGCCTACATTAACTTCGTTAGCCTTTACCGTTGAAGATTGTGTAACGGCTGATAATGCAGTTGCTGATCCAGCTTGGTGTATAGATATTCTATTAATGTCTAATAATAACTGATTCATATCACTAGCATAAACTATACTTTCAGCAGCAACAGGTGCGCTATTAAGTGTTTGTCCATAACCAGTTTGGCCAGACCCGTCGCCTAATAGTCTCGATACCTTATTTTGAAGAGTATTGAAGTTCGCTGCGGAAATTCTTGTGTATGCGTTTACTGCCATGCTAGTTCCTATTATCTACTAGTTTTATTTATACCTTAAGAGTACACTCGATTAATTTTTCGTCTACACTGTCATTTGATTCTAGTGCTATGCCAACCATTGCCGTTGTTGCTAGTGTAGAGCATACTCCGTCTTGCCACGCATATAACGCTTGTCCTTTTTTAACAGATCCTGTTACTCTTACAGGCAAACGTCCTTTAAGGCCAATGTATTGTCCTTCTGCTCCACTATTCATCATAAGTGCTGGATCTGTTGAAACAACACCTATACAATAATGACTTGCACTAGCTGGAATAACTTCTGCATCACTTTCGTCACTGCCTACTGCTACTGCTGTACCAGCTGGCAATTCTTCTGCTGTAGTATATTTTTCTGCTAAGTCAGCATACCAAGCTTCAGTTGCAATACCTTGGAAACGTCTTGCATATATGTCACCTAGTGCATCTCTAATAGGAAGAGTGTTTGCTGCTGTAGCTTCACTTGGATATATTGCATCAGTTGTAGTTAATGTGCCGGTGCCTGGATCTGCGTTATAAACTGCATTAGGACGTAGCAGTGCTGTTGATAAGTCTGCTACACCCTTAACAGCATCAGCATAAACTGTAGGCCATCTTTCAGCAGTAAGTGCTCCGCCAATAGTAGCAGCAGCATATGCTCCTGGAATAATTGCATCATATCGTATTGTAATTGGATTTAATATATTGCCTTGTAAGTCTTTCGCCTTAAGATCAATAAATTGTCCATTATCATTACTAAACACTGCTCGATTATCGTTAACAACTTTAATACTAATGTCGCCGCTATCGCCAATCTGTAATCCAGCTTCTGGAAAACTTGCTAGGCCAGTAAAGCTTGCATTATTGGATTGTACATAACTTGTTGCTACAACTCCGCCTAGTTTTTCTGCATTAGATGCAGTGCCTTGTAAGCGATATGCACCTGAAGTAATGCCTCCGGAACTATTAATTGTATTTTTAAGGGTTAAACCAGGACGTATTCTATCAAATCCCGGAATAGCACTATCAACATCAGCAGTGTCAATAGTAAAGTCTTGGGCACTAAATGTCATTACTACTTCGTCATCAACAACTGAAGTAATAATATTTCTACTTGTACCTGTTGTGTCACGTACTGAACGACTTATAATTTGAGTTTGGCCTGATCCTGCACTCTGGGGTCCAATAAGTACAAAGTCGCCGCCGTTGTAGGTATAAAGTTGTTCATTACCTGTATCCCACCAAAAGTCGCCTTGTTTTAATCCTGTTGGAATACTAGCACTACTTTCTGCGCCGCCAGTTGTTCTCCATTTTAAGCCATCGTAAAACTTTAGTTTACTATTGCTACTATCAAACCATAGCTGCCCTTGTATTTTTCTAGGAGGTTCAACCTGCCCGGAAAAGTTTTCTAGCAAGAAAATCAAATTTTCATTTTGAATTTCGCCATAACCTGCGTAATTTTTACCAACTAGTTTTAAGTCAGTTGTTTGATCGATAGTACCATCTTCAATCTTCCAAGATTTACTATTACTATATGTATCTATTGTGTATGCCATTATATACCCCTATTGCGACTTAGTATTTATCTTAAATTGCATTTGTTGATTGCCAAGCCCAAACGCTGCCGGTTACCGTAAATGTCATTAATACCCTATCTGGTGAAAGATCGGCTGCTGCATTCACTGGTAAAAATTCAATATCTTGTATTACAGATTCTAGTTCCGGTGTAGTACTATCATCTGGGTCTACGTAGACACTAATATAAGACTTTTTCACGGCACTAATTTGAGCGCCGCCTGGATTATCAGGATCGTTAACTAATTGATCGACATCAATTCCTGATACTGTTGTACCTGTATAACTTGTGCAAATAACCTTAGCAGATGTTCCTGCGGGTTTTAATGCTGCACTGTATAATTGTTCTAATATAGCTTGAACACTAGCCGTTGGGCCTGAGTTTGGTGTACCGCCTGTTATAATTAATGCTACTGGATTAGTTAAACCTGTAATATCTAATGAAGTAATTACTGGTTCTTTTTTGATTTCAGTATCTACATAACCCTTTGTAGTAACTGTACTATCTGGATCAGCTTCAACTGGACTAGCAACACCAGCAATTTTTTGATTGTTAACTGTAATAGTGCCTGATGAAGTAAGATTCATCGGATTAGCTGTAGTTATTGTTGCTCCAGTTATATTTGTTTGTTGAACATCTAATGTTTGAAGTGTTCCAAGTCTTACTAAACCTTCTGCATATAGTACAGTGTTATGTAGTCTATCATTTGAAAGTGTAGTATTACCGTTGATTTTAATTGCTTTACTTCCAGGTATATCAATATGTTCACTTGAGGTCCATGAATCTGTTCCAATTGTCCAATTAAAACTTTTATCACCGTCTGTTGACCTTAGTGTAATGCCGCCTTTGTCAGCAACTGCATCTGCACCAGCTGCTTCTCCATCAACAGTTGATAATTCGATATTTTTATCTGCTACTTGTAATGTGGTCGATTCAACAAATGTTGCCGAACCTTTTACTGTTAAATCACCTACTATTTCTGTATTACCGGTAACTCGCATATCAGTATTAACATCAAATCCAACTGTTGGCGCATTTGTATAGATGCCGACTCGTTTTATCGGAGTGTTTACAAATAATACATCATCAAATGAGCTGCCGCGTTTTGTTCTTAAAGAAAAGTTTTTGTCTGACTGCTGTACTTCTAAAACAGTTATATAACCATTATTAACCTTTAACGCTGCATAAACTGTGTCGCTTACGCCAACTGTTAGACCATTCGCGTTTTTAACTGCTAAACTTCCTAGTGTGCTAGTGTTTCTATCAGTCTTCATAAAGTTAGCTTCTGTAAACGCTTCGCCTGCATCACTAATTAATGACTGTGTACTTTGTGCAGTACCTTGATAGATAAACCCTGTATCAATTGGGTTAAAACCTTTACGTATAAGTTGTCTCTTTGGTTCTCTAACATCCGTAGCATCTACTGGATAGCCGGTAATATTAACTCTTGGTCTAAATTGTGTTCTTGAAAAGATTCCAGTAAGCAATCCTGCAATATACATATATAATACAGTTTGATCTTGTCCAGTATCATCAAGTATAGTAGCAGCTTCGACAATTGTTTTGCCTTGCCCTGCGCTATATTGTGGTCCGACTAGTACAATATCTGAACCGTCATAAAAATACAACTTATTGTTAAAACTATCTATCCACAAATCGCCGGAAACTAAATTTGGTTGTGTTTGACTAACTAATGCGCCGGATGCACTTTTAAAAGTATCACCTGTATAAATTTTAAGACGCTCTTCTGAGGTATCGTACCATAACTGTCCAACTAGTGGCGAACTAGGTGAACTAGATTTTGCAAAGTTTTCTACTATTTTAACAAAGTTTTCATTAACCTTTTCGCCAAATCCTTTATAGTTTCGACCAATAAGAGTTATATCTGTAGATGTTTCGTCAATTTGGCCATCTACTAAATCAATAAGTAGATCTCCGTTGGTTTTATTAATTTTATAACTCATTATTCTCTTCCACTATATATGATATAATTTATTGTAACTGTTGGCGGCATAATATTAATAGCTTGCCCTAAAGGCTGACTACTTTCTATTCCGCCACTGTTTAGTAATCTTTGTGCAGAATTAGCTTCGTTTGGACCCGAAACTTGTTCAACATTACTATCAGCAGTAGGATCTTGTCTATCTTGATAAACATAGTACTGGTTTTGATCGCTATCCTGTAAGTCATGTACGTGGTCCGGTAGTTGATTAACTGAAAGTGTTATTTCTTCACTACCGTCGGACACTCCCATAACATCTGCCGAAGCAGCTAGTACAACATTAGCTGGTGTGCCTCCCATGTTGTCAGCACCCATTGGCATTCTGCCTCTGAAGTCAGGCAACGCAAATTGTCCTGGTGTCGATGACGAAGAAGCTTTAAAATTATAAGAAATTGCGCCGAATAGTTCCGACCAATCATTTATAATAAGTTCTCGTCCATCACATAATAGCCAACCTGCTGGCACATTAACGCCACCAAATGGCAATATAACGCCGGCTGGCATACGAGGTATAGTTTTTAAGAAATCATTTTTAGTTGTATATTTTAAGCCCTGCGCTTGACTATTTCGATCATCTACTAATATAAGGTCACTTCCATTAACGTCTGATATTGGGGGCTTTGCGTTAATAAAGTTGTTTGAAATTTCTGTTCGGAATTTTTTTATTAAAGGTTGCTCGCCTGCTGCAATACCGTCTCCGTTATTAAAGCTTGGATCTTGAAACGATCCGTCAAAGCTAACTGGAACTATAGTTGTAACATCACCTTCCATTATAAATGTAGTTCTATCAGTTAATTTGTTTGACTGTGTCGACGATCCTACTAGTTTACCTGTTAATGTACCAAATACATTGCCTGCTGTAATTGTAGTAGCGTATATTGCTCTATATCTATTTAAATTTGCGCCAATATCTCGTATATTATTGTCATCAGGTACAACAGATTGTGTAGTTAGTAGATTATTTAATGTAGTAGCTCCGCCAACATTTAAATTTTGCTTAACTGCTGCACCACCGCGTACTATTAATGCACCGTTATTAATAGTTGTACTTTGTGTAGTACCGTTAACTAGTAAATTTGCACTAGTTTGAATACTTCCGACAACATCGAGTGCTTCTTCAGGAGCTTCTGTATTAACGCCTACTCGTAAATTAGAATCAACACGTATAACAGTTTTAGTTTGATTGCTATTTCTAACACGAAGGTCAATATTTGAACCACCTACATTATGTTGAATAATTCCTGCTGTGCCTTCAACTCCAACAGTTAATTCAGCATTAACTCCATAGTTAATGCCTTGGTTATTTTGTACATTTAACGGAAAAGTAGTAGTACTAGTAGTGTTTCCTCTAAGAAAGTCACCAGCAGCAACCACTGTATTATTAACAATTAAGCTTTCTGCTTTTTCAGCAGTACCAAAGAATTTGTAGTTACTTAATCCATCTGAATCAGTGTCTCGAGATATAACATTAAATCCTGGATTAATTTGTGGGAAGCCTGCAATAGTTGTTTTAGGTACAAAGGATGCATCTGATCCTGATATAATACCCACTGTTGCTCCGGAAACCTCTATTCGTAGGATAGTATAAGCAAGATTGTCTTGAGCAGTAATTGACTCTGCTTTAACACCTGAAGCTAACCCTTCCGAAAAGCTAGGACCTACTAAAATCCAGCCGCCACCTGTAAACAAATACAACTGCTGGTTATCTGTATCAACCCATAAGTCGCCTGTTTGGGCATAGGCCGGAGTATCAATAGATTTAGTAATGCCACTTGACGGAAGCCAATTAGTTCCATTATAAACTTTTAATACATCTTGTCCTGCATTTTTATCCCACCATAATTGTCCTTCTGACGGATTAGTAGGCTCTGAAGTATTTGCAAAATTTTCTAGTAAGTGAAGAAAGTTTTCTGCAACTACTGCACCGTATGCTGTAGTATTGCGTCCTGGAAAGCCTAACGAAGTTTCTCGGTTAATTGTACCGTCTTCAACTGTAATAGTGCCTTTTGCGTTTGCAACATCTGTGTAATTAATTGTATATGGCATGTATTATCCCTCGTTAAATCCAGTTAAACTTTGTACTCTAACTGTATAATCAATTTGTATAAGTCTATTAAGACTCTTTTGCACTGGATGAAAAATAACATGAGTTAATAGTCGGCCTGCGCCGCTAGGACTATATGCTTTTAATCCTAATTCGTCAAATACATATAAGTTGCCTGAGTTAGATGCTGTATCAAATGCATCTTGGCCATTTGGCTCACCGTAATCGAGCAAACAAGTTACTAAAATATCAGTGTAGTTTGTTCCGCTTATATGGCGTATTTCTGTTTTGTTTCTCGACGGATCGATGTTGTTTACACTCCGGTCGTCGACTACTTTAGTAAACGTTTGATTGTATAAACTAGCATTAACTCCTGTTGAGTTTGGAGTTAAGTATGTAATAACACCAGTAGGATCAACTGACGTTCCGCCGTTGCCGAAACTCATTTCGTTAATCCAACCTTGTCCTGCATTACTTAAACTTTCAGCTAGTGAAATACTCATATTTTCGTAGTGAATTGCGTTACGCTTGTCAACAATAATTTCACCAGATTCTGGATCGTGGATCTTTATGTGTCCTTGTAACAGTATTCCCTGTGTGTCTTTAAAATTATCAGCCATATTTATTTTTTCCTGTCAATGTATTTATCGCGGTAGATTAATTGTCTTGCCACGTAAGAAATTCGCTACGTCAGTATTTGAATTTCCTAATGGTTTAAATGTTAACGGAGACGTTGTTTCAATCTCTCTCCAATCAATACCTAATTTTCTAACAATTACTAGCGTGGTTTCTGGTTGTGGGGGCGACGATAATCTTACATATGCGCCTTCGTTAATGTTAACAGCAAATTCTGCCTGTTTATCTGTATCACCATCTGGGCTAAACTGACCAAGTGAAACATCGTATACTTTAGATGAAGCATTGTTTAGACGTTTGCCGTTTGCAAATACTTCAATATTTAGTGCTTGCCTGTATGCGTCAGGTATGCCGCCTTCGTTAAACGGTGCTTGATACCAATCTCCTGTTTCTGCAGGATTTGTAACTACATCAGTAAATGCTTCTGGTTCAAATGGCAGTAATATTTGAACATATGGTAATAATTTAGTTACCACTAAGCTTGTTTCTACACGTATTGTAGGAACTTCTTCTCGTGGATTATAAATTACAACATCATACGCACCAACTGGCATTGATTCAGTATGGAACTGGATTTCTGTTGCTGTACTAGATACCTTTTCAAGTGTTCTAGCTGCACCGGTCTCGTCTTGCATAATAACCTGTACACCTGATCTAAATCCAGTACCTGTAATCGTTGCAATTTGCTCATATACATTTGCAACACGCACCGGAAACACAGTATTATTATTAAAATCGTAAGTAATACTAGTTACTGTAATATCTGCATCATTAGTTGGGTATAATACTGTCATATCAGTATATTTTCCAGCAACTGCTGTTACTCTTTCTTCTGTGTCTTTATATGGAAGAACACTATCAATACTTTGATTGTAAAATTGCGTCCCTGCAGGATATACATCTTTAACTCCAGTACCACTAGTGCCTCGACGTAACTGCTTTAATGTATTGCCATCTCTGCGCAAGTATTCAATACGCTCGCCATTAATGAATATCACACCAGGAGTTTTACTAGTAACATCTGGAGTTGGTAATCTATCATAACCTTCTGTTACTATAATACTTCTATCGTACCAATTTAATGGGCTAGCCAAATAATGCTCGTCCTGTGAACTCAAACGTAAATATGTTGTTTTATTGAGCATGTCTTTAAACTGCCTCCAGCCAAATCTGTTTGATATTGGGGGATTAGCAAAATGTAATACATCAATAACATCATAGTCATTAAGTGGAGTAATAAAGTTTACTGTTTTCTTATTTTCTAAAAGTATATAGTCAGCAGTTGGAGTTAAGAACTTACCGTTTACACTAAGCCATACATAATCAACACTTACTGCTTCTTTTCTTAACTGAAGTATACCATTTTTAAGAGCTCTATAATCATGGTATCCTGCTGAATCAACTGTCATCTGTGTGCGTTCAACAACATCATATTTTTCACGTTGAATACCTAATCCGTCATGATTACTATACTGGTATACCTTAATCTTATCACTTGGTGAAAATACTTCATCAAAGTAAATTCTTGCAGGTAGTGGTACAATTTCAACATTAATAATGGTGTTATTGTCATAATCTGATCCGCCGGTTAAGACTGTTACAGAAACAATTCTACCTATATCGTCTACTACTAACTCAAACGTTGCTCCTACGCCAACTTCTGACGAAGCTGCTATGCCAGAATCAGCATTATAACCTCTGCCGCCGCTTAATACGTTAATGGAAGTAATAATACCATCTGTAACATTTGCTGTAAGATTTGCAGGAACTCTTGCGCCACTAGTATCTACAAAGTCGTTTGCACTATCGTAATATCCAAATCTATATTCACCTGAAGTTATTACAAATACTTTAAGTTCATCGCCTGCTGCTGCAACCCCACTATTTAAAATTATAGTACTACCTGCTTGTGCATCTGGTGTAATATTTGGATTAAAGCTGCCGGCACCTTCGTAAGTCCATTCTTGCAGGAATTCAAGTTCTCTATCGTTTAAGAATACTTTAAGTTCTCTACCTTCGCGACTGCCTACAGGAATCTGCCATACCTTCATTTTATATTCTAATACATTAGTTACTACTGTAAACACTTCACTATAGCCTGCATTTAATACTCTATCATTATTTACAGTAACAATAGTATAATATGATGTAGGCTGCTGCGTAAATGGTGCTTTAGATAATTCATATGATGTTGTACTACCGTCTGGTATTAATTCATCAATAGTTACTTGACTAAACGTATCAATTTCGTTATCAAAAATACCAAACTGTATTAATCTGCTAGCACTTGGCGTTTCTGCAAATTTTATACTAACAAAATTATCATCGTTAACTAATTCAAAGGGTAAATCTTTGCCGTTTACAGTAACGTATGCACGATGTCCTGCTTCGTACGGAACTGGAGTAATATAAAGTTGTGTGCTGCCATCAGTAGTTAACTCACCGTAATCAAGTAAGTTAGTTCCGCCTAATCCAAATGCAACTACTGAAATATTATCACCAGCAGCTGGAGTATTATATAAAGTAACTTCATTAGTAGTATAATTTATTACATAAGCAGCAGTATCTACTATAGTATAATTTACTTTTACAATCACGTTATTATCCGAATAAGGAGTTGTTAATAAATTAAATGTATTTGTTGTGCCGTCACCTAAGTAGTTGTTAACTTGTAAGTCAGTCCAACTACCACTAGAAGGTCTCTCAAATACTGTTATATCCAAAGTGTCCATTAATTGTCCTGGAACAACTTCTTCTGGACCGCTTGACGTAGTAGCTGTGACAAATCCGTCGCCGTCGATAACAATTTCTTCTGCTGCAATACCTGTTGCAGTAGTGTATGCTAAGTCACCGCCTGTAACTGCTGTATCATAGTTATCTTCTGCTATTTGTAAACTACCATCCGATGACGCCTTACGTATTGTTAGTGACTCTAAAGGTGGATTATCTTCGCCGCTTGCCGATAATTGATCAATGACAGCACGATATCCATTTTCGTTTTCAATTGTGAAAGTATCTGTTGTTCCGTCACCTGTTATTGGTGCCATAATAGCATAAGCATTATCAATCACTGTTGACGTGCCATCATAACTTTCATCATCTATTCTAACATTGTTAAGATAAACGTTGTACTTTACTCCATTTTCTAATGGCTTAGCTAAATTAAATACCAACGTTGAGCCGTCAGTAGTAAATGTTTCATCTTCATATGTTTCATCAAAGACATCCCATACACCTTCATACCAATTGTCGCTGTCCCATCCTGCGTTTCCGCCAAAGTTAAAACTCTTAACTTCAACGCCGCCATAATCAACACCTTCCATTAATTGCGATATGTCATTACCAATTTGTCCGCTTGTTGGATTATAAAATAAGTTAATTCTATCCTGTGCATCTAACCATTTGATTGACTTTTTATAATTAACTGTAATAACTGATTCGTTTGCCGGTGGGTCAATAAACTCAATTCGGCCATAAAACTTATCATACCCATCTTTTACGTTATTATAATTATCGTATGTATAGTTACTATTAAGAATTAGCTCGCCATCAACTAATACTTCAATAGTGTTTGTGCGCATATCCATAGGCCAAGCTAAGTCAAACACAAGTTGTGAGCCAGTTGCTGCAAATGTCGACGTTTCGTTTAATTCAGTAATAAAAAACGCTCCACTAATTCTATCAAACTTAACAACAGTGTGCATACTTCTTACAGGACTATTTCCAATTACTGCTGCAAGAGTTGCAGGAGTACCATATTCTCTAAGAGTACCGTTAACTGTTATAGTTGGAATTGAAAAGTACCCTGATCCAGGTGTAATAACTACAGCATGTGATATTGTTCCGTTTGGACCTAAGGATACTACTACTTTAGCATTTCCTTCAATCTCAATTTCCGGCGTAGATACATAACCACTACCCGGGTTACTTATTACTACTTCAGTAATTTCATAAGAAAGATTATTAATCCAATTTTGATCAATTGCGTCTGTTAGTCCTGTGCCAAATAGCACTCCGTTAACTACTTTAACATCGTTTGTAGTTATCATTCTATTGTCAGTATTGTATCTTGGAGGTGAATCAAAGTCAGTAACTATATTTGAAACTGGTTCAATTTGTCCGTAATTAGATACGTATTCTCTAATTGTGGATTTATAAGGTTTAACTTCTTCTATGTAATCTTCATAACTTGACAAATTATCATTCTTAAATGTAGTACGTTGAGATAAGGCGCCTACATTATGTTGAGCTCTTATAAAGCTAGTTTTAAATGCCCAGTCAACATACCCTTGTTCTGTAAATACGTATCTTAAACAAACAAAGAATATATCATTAAATTTTGTTTGTAAATCACCAGTAAATATATCATCTTTAAGAGCAGTTAATATTCTTCTTATTTCTTCCACTGGCTGTAAGTCAAAGAACTGTGTATCAAATGTTTGATTATCAAAACCTACTGAACTGTTATCGAAACTGTAAAGTATGTCTTTAAATTGAATTGTTCCGTTTTGCTTACCAACTGTTTTATAATTTACTGTATAATCAGTTGTTATTTGATTATCAATTTTTTCTAATAATAACCAACCTTCGCCGCCGATGTTTAAGATCTTTACAATGTCGCCAAAGCGATCGTCAAGTTCTTGTAAGGCATATGAAAAATCAACTACATAATTAACTTCAGTAAATTCATTATAATTAGTAGCATACCAATCACAATAGTCCCAGTATGCATTAACGTTGTATGACTGAGTAGCAATCCTTAACCAAGCATTTGACACTCTTTCATATAATGCCCATTTTCCTGCAATACTTTCATCTGCATTAACTAAAACTGTATACTCTCTAACCTTAATCGAAGTATCACTTCCGTAATTAATACCTGCATTTAATATATTAACAGCAGTTACTTGGCCTGTTGCATTTATTACTAATTCAAATACAGCATCTGATCCTTGTCCGTCTATTTTGTAAGTTGGGGCAGTTTTATAGCCTTTACCTGCATTAATAATATCAACACGTAAAATTTTGCCGTCTTCAATAATTGGTGATAATTTAGCTGTTTCTGTATTAGTAAACCCAACAAACTGTAAGTCAATTAATGCATCAACAGCAACATCATATTTCTGAGACACTAATGTCGGAGCTTCTTCAAATTTAGTTAATGCATTAAAGTTTCGTTCGTCAGTAATCAAATTATCTTTGAATATTAAGTTAACTCTTTCAATCACTTGCTTTAATGCTTCTGATTTATTAACAAACCAACTTTGTCTAGGCTTATTAAGAATACCATATCTATCTTTTACTGAAAGGTTTGGATCAGGTACTGGTCTAGTTTGCACATCGTACCCAATTAAACTATCAAACATTTTTTGAACAATGTCTGTATAAGGAGTTGAAAGTCCTTCTGTTAAGATTTGATATCTGTTATGCGTGTTTGAATATTTGTCACTATGTGTCCAATATTGTACGTTTAGTATTGTATTAGTATCTTGGATTAACGAATTGCAATTAAATAATGCAAATGACGAGCTATCAAAAATTGCAACAAACTTATAATTTTGACCTGCTGGATCTTCAATAAGTTTAGTAACAGTTTCAATACTAATACTCCTGCCTGGCATATCCGGAACTGATGTTTTATTTTTAACCCAAAAGTAATAATAATTTGTAAATTTCTGAGATATATTATCGTATTCTTTACGCTGAGAAAATACCTCAGCGCCATACTTACTAGTTCCAGTAATTCCAGCTGATTTCCCGTCAGCAGTTTGTGATTTCTTGTCCCAAGCCGACGGAGTGTGCTTAGATTCTACCCATTCGTACACATCTATAGACGCACCTGGATACAATTTATTAAAGTTATTTGTTTTATAAATTGTATTACCTTGATAAACATTTAAGAATTTAGCATTTGATAAGTCCCACCAAACTTGGCCAATTTGTCGCTGTCCCCAGCTTGCTGATTCGTTTATATTTAATGACGCTATGCCAGTAGTGTACATTGCAGGATCTATTATAGATTTATATCTAATTTCTTCATCTGCTGGGCCTGCAATTTTTCCTTGTATCGGATCTATATAATCTAAATGATCTATTACAACATTTTTATCTAGATCATACAACATTACCTTTTTAATTTTTTCTAAATTAGCTGGAGCAGAATATTCTCTGTGTGTTTGCCATACTGTTTCAGCATCTGGCCTTCTATAATCTAGCACTAATCCATCTTTATTATTAGTATTTTGATAATCTGGAATTGAAACATATAAATGATTATTTTTAGCAACAATATTTCTACCAAAAGTAATTGATTCAGCAATATTATCTCGGTTAGCATAAGTATGGTAATCAATAGTTTGACCAAACACTAAGCTATCATCAATTCTATCATACACATATACTACGCCGTTGTTTATAATTGTATTTACAAACGCTGTAAATTGATTATCGTAAACTGTACTTGCGTTGTCAAAAGTAGTTACATCATCACTTGATGCATTGTATGCACTTACATACAATGTTCTGCCATCAAATTCTAAATTTTTGCCAAAGTCTTCGCCCTTAATAGGAGTTGCACTTCTTAAAGTCTGTACAAGTTCAAACGTACTATTTACTTGCTTATAAACATAAACTGCTCCAACATCTGTACCAAGTGTCGAATCATCTGCGCCAGGCGCACCTACTGCTATTAATGTTCCATCTTGACTTATACTAACCTTTGCTCCAAATTGTATGTTGGTATCATTTACCAACGGAGCATCTAATTCTTGACTCTTTTGGTAATTGTCATTTATATTTCTATAAACAATTACTTTAGTAGTACCGTTTGTATAAGTTGCTGTGGTTATTAATACTTCTGCATTATCACTAACGTCAAACGATTCAGCAAATTTAGTTAAGTTAGTACTATTAAGTTGTAAGCTACTATCGCCGCCTGGAGTAAAGTCAATCAATACCCAATCTTCAGCTGGCACTTCAATAACTCCGTTGTTATCTACAAACTGATTGTAAGCAAGAGGAATGTTTCTCTTAGCTTTATAAAAATCACCGTTTGCATACTGTACAATTTCGTCAACAATATAGTTTGATTCCTTAGTAAAGAATCCTTTGTAGTCATAATCTTCAGGAAGTGTACTAGTATTATTAGGAACATATCCTAAGTAATCTATGCTACGAATAGAATCATTAGTAACTAGTTGCCACTCTGTTGCAATAAAAGTAGTACCGTCGCCTGCAATGTTAGTAAGTGCTTTATAGAAATAACCATTATAATAAACATACTCATCTAAGAAGTAAGGTCTATCTACAGTAAATGTGCCTCTATAACGCTTATCTTTTGCGATTTCCCAATTATATACAACTCCTTCATCGTCAGTGCCTTTATTTACAAAGTAAATTTTTCCTGGATTAGAAAGTGTGCCATTACCTGCGCAACCAATAAATGCTTTATATAAATTATTACGTTTAGATATTTTAATAGATGAACCTAACCGCAAGTTTTCTTGCTGTTCTGGAACTATAAATGTATCAACAATATTAAAAGTTGATACTCCGGTCTTTTCGTAAACTGTAAAATACCCGAAGTTACTTAAATTGTTAGATATGCCATCTCTGTCAGCTTTAACATTAAATACTTGTTTATAATCAAAGTTAGTACTCGACGGAATATTGGGCTCAGTTGCTGCTCCTAATATTTCAAAATCTTTATAGATCAAATACTCTACTGCAACTAATGTACTATTTACAGGCAAAGCTTCGATCTCAGCAGCTAGCTGGAATACACATAGTTTACCAATACCAATAGTGTCTGATCCAAGTGCATTTGCATTAATGTCACCTAATACTGTATCAGCTCGATAAATTACATTACTTTCTGTAGGGTCTCCTACCATTTCAAGTAAACGATTGTCGCCTGTTGGTTCCCACGTTCCTATTACATCCGTGACATATATTCTAGCTTTACTATTATTGAATTTCTGATAATGCACAATCTTAGCAGATGATCCTGTTTGGCTACCAGCAGTGCCGTCATCTTTCTTTAAACGCTCTCTTACAAACTGCCCAAGTCGAGGTTCAAGCGGTGCACCTACATTTTGAACTTGATCAATTTCATCTAAGTCAAAATCAATGTAGCCGTCCCATAAGCCAAATAATGTATGATTTTTATTTGTATCAGTATATGATAATCCAGTAGTAGTTAAATCAATAACTGTACTAGTTGCAAAGGATGGTAATCTAAGTATTTCTAATCCGACAATATCGCCTACAACTAATTTATCTGTAAGTGTTTTAGGAGCTCTAACAACAAACAAATCACTAGGAATAATATCTAAGTTGCCTGCTGGTCCCGGTAAGCCTTGGTATGCCAATGTTCTAATATAACTATTAATTGAATTATCACCAATAGTAGTTTCAGTGTTATTATAATCGTATATGTTTCCGCCAGTTGCTTGAATATCAGTTTTTCCTGCAACTGCTACATTATAAACTGCAAGGGCTCTTCCTTCGTCACTGTTTATATTATTAACTGTTACTGTACTACCAATATCAAAGTACCAATATCCACCAAGTGATGCACTAGTATCAATATTTTCTACAGGTGCTTGCAATGCATATTCGCCAACAAATTCACCACTTTCTAAAAATAGTGTGCCGGAAGTTTCCCACGTTCCTGACGTTCTATCAATATAAATTGTAGCACTGCCTAATTCTGTATCATTGTAAACATATGTAACGTATCCAAATACATCATTACTATCAACTTGATCACCGACTTGAGGAATACTTGATATTGTACTAACATATAATACAACGTCAACTTTTTTCTGTATCACTAAACCGCTTTCTAATAGACTTTCATCAACTCCCGTTACATCACCGTTAAATGGCTGCCTTTCTTGTAACAATGGACGCTGCTGTCCTATTGAATCTGTAATAACATTCCAATCAAGACTTTGATTTGCTGTTGTGTTTAAGTACCAATCAAGATATACAGTGTCACCAGGTGCAGTTGCATTATATTGATCGTATCCTGCTCTTACTAGTATATGGTCAGTGTCTACATTTGTAAATGGATAATTGCCCATAAGCAAATTAGTAAATGTTTCTTCGCCTGCATAAACAGCATTATCTTGTAGTACTTCGACTATAGAAGTAAAACTACCAAACGCTTGTTCAGAATCAGCACCATTAATATCTACAACTACTTCCCACAAACGTTCTGCATATTCTACAACGTCTTTATTTTGATAATCAGTTGCAGGGTTATATGTTCCAAAAAATCTAGACTTAACATCTGACGCTTCTGGTGCGCCAATAAGTAAATACTTGCCGTCTTGACTAAATGCTTGGCTTGCACTAAACTGTTCATTTGGACTAGAAATACCAGTCACCGGATCTATTGTTTGTACAAATTGATAATTTTGACTGTTACCGCCTCGTGAATAGACTGATGTTTTTCCGTTGCCTTTTCCGGGGCTACCAATTGACATTACACTATTACGATTGTCAACTGCAATGCTAGTACCATACAAGTTATCTTGTCCTGCATCATCACTAGGAAGTAATTGCAACAAATTATACACTTGCTTATTTTTAATTACTTTCCAGTTTTCATTATTGTTTTCAATCCATAATAAAGAATCATCTTTTAACGATGTTTGAGCAATTTTATTAGCTTCCGTTAAATTTGCAACTTTTACAGATGCAAATTTAGTAACTAGTCCTAAGCAGGCAGCAATTAGTTCAATTTGTGTTTCTGAATTAATATACACCTTATTAATGTCAACTTTTACAACTTCAAAAAACCCTTCTAAGGAAACTTCTGTTTGCCTTGTTGTTACGTACTGAGATGAATCGTCAGGTTCATTAGTTATTGTTACAATATCTTTAATACCAATAATATTACCTACTTTAATATCTGTAGGAGCAGTATTTAATATTAATTCTACTTGGTAAGCAGCAGCATTATCAACTATTTTAACTGGCAATGTTTCTACTTTAATTAAATTAGTCTCTACATGTTGATACTGCAATACATCCCAGGTTGAGCCCTTGGCTCCGACCCATATATAGTCGTTGTTATTTAAATTTTGAATATTTAAACTTAAAATAGAGTTATAAGTATCTAAAGTATATTTTATATCATTAGTGTTTACAAAGCCCGGTGAACGAGTATATTGTAAATAATCAGTTGCACTTGGAAAAGTGTTTTGTGTATAGCCTGCTGGCTTTTTAAAGACTTCAAAGTCTTTAATTCTGTAGATTAAATCTGATGCAGTACTGTCAACATTAGTAAGATTAAACGGTTGTGGATTTAATTTAAACTTGCTCTCGTCTAATCTAAATTCAATTTCGTCAAATCCTTCCGAGCCGCCGTACTGCCCTTGCTTAATAGCCCATTCTTCGTAAAAATCAAGACTCTCTACTTCGTTAGCACTTAATACATCAAATAACTTATCAAGGCTATTACGAGTTCCTTTTTCTTGTATCATTCCTTGATAAAACTTATACTGACTAACTTCATCATTAATAATATTTTCAAGGTAATCTCTTTTCTGATACCCTATTAAATGCTGTGCTGTTTTTTGCTGATTAATATCAAAGTTATCAGTATCTAAATCATAAAAATCTGAAAATTGATTAACTTTGTATTCAAAGTTTGTTACTAAATTACTTTCTGGAGCAGCATCTAATTGTGTCCAGGTGGAATTACTAAAAGTTTCAGCGCCAGCAATATTCGTATTAGCAGAGTAATAAAATTCTTTGTACTTAACAACATCACCAACTGAATAATCTTTCCAAGATTCCCAAGACTTAGTAGTTATTTCCGAATATAAGAATCCTGGAATATTCAAACTACCGTCCCATTCAGTAGTCCTGTAACCGAATGTTTTAATACGTTCCTGTCTATAGCCGGTTGTAGGCTGGTAGATAACATCGCCAAAGATTGACGTATTATCAATTAGTACAACATGCTCTTTTTGTACAACAGGAATTTTTATTGCATAAATGCCATCTGAAGTGTTTTCATTAGCTGATAATTTAAAGATATTCTTTTCGTATCTACTTATTTTAATATATTCATTATTAAGAGACCGACCATCTGATTTTATTAATCCGTTAGTATTAATGCCAGCATAAATGTCATCCACTACAGCATACTCTGTCTCAACATATAATTGATCAGCAGCTGGACTTAATGATATAATTGCGCCTGCAGACCAATTTTGCGCTGTCCAAAACATAAATTCTCTTGATGAATTCTTCCAATCGGAAATAAGTTTATCATTACCGTCATAATATTCAAATTTGAGGCCTTGACTAATTAACCAATTTTCGTAGCCTAGTAAAAAGTCAACAACTTCCTGTACTGTTTTTATTATCGATCCGTATGGCAATGTAAGCACAGTACTAGAGTTGAATTTTCGCTTAAAGGAAGCGTCTATGCCGCCCGTTACGGGCAAGGATGGCAACTTTGCTAGTGTACTAGCATCAAACGTAGTAGTGCTTGTAAACGTTGCTGTAGCCCGGTAATACGACTGATTATGCTGCACTATTGAATCTTTAGCATAAGTTTTGTTTTCGGCCCAAGTAGCAAACGGCTCTGATATACCGGCAATATTAACATTTGTATCTTTTGCGGAATTAATTGCTTTATGATATTTAAATGCAGGTGATTCTTTGTCATATCCCCTAATTATAAATCCAGCAGGTTGCAATTCAATAATTACGCCACTATAATTAATAACTCTAATAGGTGAACTAGTATTTAAAATTATTTGATAATTTTCTTCTGGTACAAATACATTATTGTTATTTAAAGGAGTTCTACTATCAAGGATTAATTTAAATTTACTCTTGTCAGTAAACCCGCCCAATTTAAACGCTAGCATATTTTTTATAGATCTTAAATTTGTTTTATACTTAGTGTAGGCACTAGACAGATTTGATGCCATGTAATCTGCAACATAGTTAACTACGCCAGATGTTAATACCTTTGATACATCATTATATGTATTAGGAAATACAAGGTCGGATAGTTTCAAGTGTGTCATAGTTGGCTTGTAAACTATTTGATCTATACTATTCTTAATCTGTCTAGAACGGTCATAGCCAGTAGCTAATAACGAAGCTGGAGAATTAATTGCCCAACTTGTTATTAATGCAAAAGGATATTCAGAACTACTTAACCAAGCACTTTCTACAGGAGCACTATCTCCAAATATAAAACCTTCAGTTAAATTTGAATTTTCGAAGCGTTTAGGAATATTACAATCTGACGGACCTAATAAATTACCTGATGCGTCAACAGGAATAAATGTAGTTAGGCCCGGGCGTAAATATCTTTTATCAATTTTAAAGCCCTTGTTAGGTTCTCTTATAATACCTGCTTCTAAGTCTTCCCACATTACTAAATTATTTCTTGTATACGGAGCTGGGCCGTATTGTGCTTCCCACCACGATGGCTTAATTGTAAAACCAATCATCTCCCAAGGATGCGTATTTGGACGCTCTGTATCAAAATAGTAATTAAAGATGCCGCGCCACCAACCTGGTAACGTATCACCGTTTTTATCTTTTAATGAAGAATAATTAAACGTAAAATTATTGTCTTTTTCATAAAACCTATTTTCAGTATAATCTTCGTCAACTAACGACAGCCATTGAATAAAGTCTGCTGTCATAGGAGTAAATACTTCTGTTCTAGTAAATGCAGTAGTTCTATTTAATCCAGGTAAGTATGAATGAACACTGTGTATTGATGAATCGTATGCTGTTTTAATATTATTAAAGATTCTTTTTTCTAATTCTAATATTAAGTTATCTCTATAGTCACCAAATGCCTTTATTAAACTACCGTCATGGCCTTTAATCATACTAACCGGAGTTTTATATGAGTCATCTTCATACAATACTGGTTCCCATGCAGGGTACAATCCTAGTTTACTTGGTGTTGCAGGAATATAAGAACCGTTTGTTGTGTCGTACTCATTAATTTCTAGTATGTCGCCAAAGCTTTTTGCTATAGTAACTTTTAAGAATCCTTCGCTGTTAAACGTATAATCCTTTCCGTGCGTTAGTTGTATATCATTAATATACACTGTTACAGCACTATAACTTAAATCAGTTAATGTAAACGGAGTTGTTAGTGCAAAAAATTGTGAATCAATATCTTCAATTGTTATTTTAGTAGTAATTGGCGCACTAAATGCTAACATATCACTAAAGTAAAACGGCATAGCATTTGTTTTATCTTTTGTAATTTCTGTTAGGATAGCGTCAACGTGCTGCTTAACTGAACCCTCAAAGCCAAGCGACTCAGCAGTTTGCATAAACGTTCTTTTAAATTTTCCGTATTCTTTTTTAGCAAATCTTAATGATTTTATTAAATTAGATTCTTCGTCAATTAAACTATACATTGCTAAGTTTAATGGTGAACTGTGCTTAATAAACTTTTTACCATACTGACTTGCGTTAGCAATATCTCTTAAATTAGAATTTCCTGGAAAAGTTCCTGTAAAATCTGTTAAGTTTTCTGTTATGCTTGATATATGATCTGAAACTTCTCCTAATGTAAATGTTGATACATCATCATTAAGTGGATTCTTTTCTAAGTTATTTGCAATTTCGTAATAACCATTATTATTTTTTGCAGTTGCAGATGAACACTTTAGAATAATCGAAGCGTCTTTTGCTAAAGTAGTTAAAAATCTTACAGTTTTAAACTTATCTGCACTATTAAATAATTCGTAATCTGTGCCTTCATATTGTATAGCATTGTTAATGTACACTGATACTTTTAAATCTTGTAAATATGCACTTTGATCGAAGCAATTAATCGGATATGTTGTTCTAGTATTATCATTAATATATTGTATAATAACTTGCTGTTCACTCTGGCAGAAGGCTTTAACGTATGTGCCCACAACTTCGTATTCATTTAAATTATTATACTGTCTTAAAAAACCGTTGTTAACGTCTATCGGAGTAATAACGTCATTTATTTGATATTGAAATTTGTCAGTATTAAAGCTAAAGTCAAAAACAATATCTCCCACATTTGATATACTTCTATAACTTAATGGAAAGCCTAGAGCAGTATCAGCAGTTCCTGTTCCTACTTTATAGTTAAATAATTTAGTTCCTCTAAAGGACGAAGCATTATAAGTTGTAGTATTTGAATAACTAATATCATTAGAATCAAATACATCAAAAATAGGAGCTTGGTTAACACTAGTTTTCTCTTGTGCTAGATTCCACGTGATACCGTCAAAGTACCAAATTTTGCCACCATATTGTGTACCCCTTACAACTAATGCATTTTCGCCTGCAACCGGAAGACTGTCAGTAGTTGCTACTAAACTAATTTGGCCGCCTGCGCCGCTGCCAGTAAATTGTATAAACTTTACTTGGAAAATCCTACCGTTAACTAAAGGGTCAGTATCATTTAAAAAGAGAATACGCATGCCTTCGGTTAACTGCACACTATCAACATTATATCCTAAACTGCCTTCAATTGTGCTAAATGCATCAGTAGTAAAATCATCAACTAAGTCAATTACTTGTTTATTTTTAGTTCCAAAATTGTAAAGTTTTAATCCTTTATCAAATTCGATAATAGGACGATTTGCACGTTGGGTTTGGTCAATTAGAATTTGATTATTATTAATACTAGCTGCTGAGTCAATGACACCTTTATGGAACCAACGATTATATCTTGACCAAAAGTTACCATCTTGGCTTGCTCTATTAATAGTAATATAATCTTTATCTCTAGGATAACCAATTGCTAAACTAAATGGCAAATTATCAAATCCTGTGTCTTCACTATCAAACGGTATTTCTTGATCGATGCCAACTGGAAAAGATACTTCAACGTCTAAGTCAGATATTAATTGAATTTTGTTTCCTACGCCTTCTACATACCATTCAGTATTAGCATAGTTGCTAGGTATTACTTCGCCTTCAAATCTAATTTTAAGACCGTTTGTTAAACTCCATCCGTCTTTAGTAGTATAATATTTTTTACCTATAATTTCACTTGCTACATCAATAAATGTTGCTTCTGACTGATTAGCAACTTTTATAATGCCGCCCATATTAATGTCATTATCGGCTACATAAAAGATTTCATCTGGAGTGTCAGGTCCAAGAATAAGTTCAATTACTCCTGATTCAACTGCTTGCTGAGACACTTCGTCTTTTAGTAAAAATTGATTATCTAAACTTCTTACAGTTCTAAACGTTAATGGAGCGCCTGTTGTTGAGATTTCAAAACGGTAAGTTACACCTCTGTAAAGTTTAATTATTGGATTGTTTGTTAGGCCGTCTGGAGTAAAGATATATGAATAATCGCCTAAAGCTTCTGCTAATTCAACTTGATATGTACTAGTAATTTCTTTAGCATCACCTGGAACAACTACAGTTTGGGGACCATTAGGTAACCAATAATATTCTCTAAAGTTACTAAACTTGTCCCAATTAATATGTGGATTCCAAGCATAATACTCTTCTGTTGTGTTTCTTCCGTGATTATTACTAATGCCATTAAAGTTAGAAATTTGATTAATAAAATCTCTATAATCACTATAATAATCAACATTTCCAAGGGCGTCTTTAATTACACTAGCTACTTCTAGTTGATAATTTTCTCTATCAGCAGACACTTCTTCTAGATAGTTGTCATCAGCTAAAAATGACTTTGCTATTTTTTTACCTACATATGAATTAACCTTTTCTGCAACACCTGGCTGCAAAAGTTGATCAAGAGTAGATTGTAAGAATTTTTTATTTTTTTCTGTTCGAAAATACTTAGGTAAATGTCTTGCGCTACTTCTTTTTTGATCACTGCCGTCCGGCATAGGGAATTCATTTTGTGTATTGTCGTTAGCCATTAGTACGTTGTCCCTTTGGTGTTATTATTAATAATGCTACTTGTGTTAATTAACTTAGTTGCATTATCATCAAAGTTTGCACTTTGTATTCCTGTATTTTGTACACTAACTTTAGTTAGTATTTCGCCCGAAGCGTTTAGTCGAGATGCTGTTACTGCGTCGATAATTTCAACATTGTCAACACTTGCTCCACTAATAAAAATTTCATCTGATTCTGCTTTAATTTCGTATAAGCTACCAAACGTTTGACTTTGCTGTACTGGTACAATAATAAATGTTGACAAATCTGGTGCAAGCTGTTGCATAACATAATTTGCCAACTCACTAAAGTAAAAAGTTTCGCCAAAGTCCCAATTTTCTAAAGCAAAAAACTGATTAATAGATGTAACTATTCTAGACTTAATGTCATTATCATTTAAAACCTTATCTTTGCTTTTAACAACTTTAAATACAGCTTTCAAATCGTCATGTGCCTTAGCTCCAAACAGTACTTTATATTTAACTGGATGGTATATGATTTCATCACTTAGTGATTTAATTTTGTTTAAGTTTGTAGAGAAGCTTACAAATAGTTCGTCACTACTTGGAGGTAAAGGCTTAGATATTACATTATCAAGTAACCAAGATCGATAGTTGCTATCGTAATTCCTATCTAATATAAACATATCAATGATATTACTTGCACTAGGGTCTATTCTAGATTCTGCACTTGCTGCATGGATATAGCGGAATTTTAAATCACTTCTTCCTAGTCTTGCTTTGTAATCAGCACTAACTGTAAGTCTAAGAGTTGTTTGATTTAACACTTCAAACAAGTTAGTATTAATGTAGTAAAACACTTGACCGTCACTGTATTCACTAAATGGCCGTAACTCTGATTTAGTATTTAAAATAATAACTGTAGACATACTATTATCATTATAATTATAATCTTCTACTCCGTCTGCCGAAGTAACTTTCTTAAAAATAATATACTTACTAACAATGTTTGTAGACGGAACAACAATTTCTTCAAATAAATCTGCATCATCAACTACACCGTCTTCGTCATCATCAAAATAACTAATTTCTAATTTTTTGCTGTCAACATAACCTTCTGCATCTCTGTACGAATCTACAATTTCCCATTCAAAATCTCTAGTAAATGGTGCCGGGCTATCTGCTTGCGGATTTATGTTTAAAACTGTTATTCTATCTTTTACAATTTTTCCAGTCTTATTATCATATATTTTTTCGCTAGAATCATAATAAAATTTGATTTCATTATCGCTTTCGAATACAAATCGCATTGCTCTATAAGTAATTACAAATTTTTCGCCGTCATTTTGAAAAAGCAATAACCAACTAGCATCTAGTTGCTGATTTGTAGTATTTCCAGTTTTGCCTGTCGAAAATGCAGTTCCTATAGATAAGTTATTTTCTGTAACTAGGCGCCATTCTCCGGTAGTTTGATCAAACCGTAACCCAAAAGTTTTATATGCAAAAATTTGATCAATTATTTGCTGCTTGACACTAGATGATAGATTGTTTGCTAGTAATGGTTTAATTTCTGCAAGTATACTACCTGTAGGTATTTCATCATTTAAATATACTGCTCCAGTAGTATCGTCCCTAGCTTCAATACCAGTGCCATTAACTGAAATTACTTTAACCCATTTATAATCTAAATCTCCGTATTTTGACGATGCACCAGTAACAACTTCTAATCGTTTATTAAAGTGAGATCCTGTTGGTGGTAAAAATTTAATTAATGTTCCCACTGTTACTAACGATAAAATAGACGATGTAAATGTACCTAATTTAGTCGGTACACTATCTATATTTTTGAGATATCCAGTACTGACATTAGTTTCTTTACTAGTCTGTTGCCAATTAATACCAAGATCCGTAGTTAAGATTCTAGGAAATTTATCAAAGTAAAAATTTCTAACTTTTTTATCATTTAGTATAGGAGCAATTATATTCTCTACTGCGCCTTCAACATCTGTTTTAGTTGTGAAATTAAAGCTTGAAAGTTTTTCAAGATATTCTTTATAAACTACACCATCGTTGCCGTATAATGTAGTTTGGCTGTATTTTCCAGTTGCATCAATAAGATCAAAATACCTAGATATTCCACTAGATATTCTATTAACTGATTTAACTTTTACTATTCTTTGGTCAACACCTAACGGTGCTACTTGATAATCTTCTCCTGTTACCATACGGTTTTGTGTGTAGTATGTACTAGGAGCATTAAATCTAATATTGTCAGTTGATTCAGCAGGTGCTGCATTATTTACAGTATATGTTAAATTGTAGATTAGTTCTAGTATTTCTGCTTTGCCTGATTTTGATGTATAAGGAATTCTTACAGAAACGTTCCTAAAATCTTTTGGCGAAATTTGAATAGTTTGATTATCACTTGAACGATAGTAAACTCTAAATTGTCCCTGAGGAAGATTTCCAAAAACACCGTCACTAAAGAGTAAACTAATTCTATCATCTACTCGTGTTACAACACTATAGATATTTCGCTTATCTTTAGAGACACTATTATATATAATATTGTTACCTTCTAAAGAATCTACCTTAGTCCATAATTCTGTTTCGTTACCTAAACTATCTAAGCTGTATAACCAAACATCTGTATTATTAATATCAGGTGCTTCAACTGCAATTGACTGATTTGAACTAGGATTAGATACTGTAAACTGTCCTTGAGTTAATTCACCTTGTCGAAAGTGCGAGAAAAATCCTGAATTTTGACTAGATAACCCTTTGCCGTCATCTTTATAAACAAACGCAAATTTGTTTCCTGGAAACGGTGATTCTTCCGTTACTTCAGTTGGCGATATATCAGTAGACACTATTTCAAATACTGAGCTTTTGCCGTCAATAACTTTATTATATGAGTATAACGGAACATCAGTGTTAGTACTATTAAATCTATACTGTTCAGTCGAAACACCAGAAATAATTTCCTTCTTAACAGGCCTACCATATGTTCCATTATTTGGAAGTGCAGTGTTTAGTACTTTAATAAATTGTTCGTACCATTCTTCGTTTGTAGAATCATTCCATACAATGGTCTGATCTTGAAGATTAATATTGTTACTATCAAACACTTCTTCTGAAGTTCTAACACTAGATATTTTTAGTAATCCATTTGCTGCTTGATTACGTTTAGGATTGTATGATATTAATCTTGCTAAACGTAGTACACTTTCTCGACGTTCTGCTAATTCTAAGTAATTTTCTCGAGCATTTAAATCAATGCGGAATGCAATATTTTGTCCTAGATATGCAATGAGATCAACTAGTGCAAGGTATTCACTAGATTCAACATAATCATTAAATTCTTCTGGATAATTATCTCTGAGATACGATATCATTGTTCGACGTAAGTTATCGAAATCATAGCTTTGAAAATCTGCATTACGGAAAGATTGGTATACCCTCTTCCAATCCTGTGTTTGCAATAATCTATTTTGTCTATCTGTTGAGGACATTTGTCGTTCCTTGTTTTATAACAATATTTAGCAGTTTTAATAAACCACGTATATAATTAACTTGTAAAAAATCCTGACTCTTCATCAAATTTAAACTGGAGTTTTTCTACAATTGAATAAGACAAATATACTAGTTCACACGCTACAACTATGCCGTTTTCATAACTATCAACTGTTACTTGGTTAACATTTACTCTAGGATCATAATTAACAATGTCAGAAACATCTTTAATTATTAAGTTTCGTATTTGATCAGTTAACGGTTCAAATAATACGTCCCAAACTACTGTGCCAAATGTAGGATCGCTTAATTTTTCGCCTTTTCGAATATGAAAATGATTAATAATATCTTGCTTTATTAACGATATGTCATATAATGTACTACTGCTACTAGCAGAATCTACTGTACTAAAGCCTTTATAAGTAGGCTTTTTTGTAGGTAAAGATTCTCTAGTATACCCAGTCTTTACTGTAATTTGCTTATATAATTTTTTTTCTAATGAGCTCATAATATATTATCCTGACTTTTTAAATGTATCGTTAATTGGCGGAAACGGCGGAGCTTCTACGTTTTCAGCAGGTTCTTTATTATCTGCTATTGTTAAATCTGGAGTAAGATCAACTGGCTTAATATGCTCATGATCTGCCCACGGTTCGTGTTCTGGAGTACGTTTGACATAAAATGCAAAATCTTCATCTTCAAATTCAACAGCTTCGTCAGCTTCTGTTGAACTAAGTGGCGCAGTACCTCCCCAACTAAACGAGTGGTTGCCTAGTATTTGGTTGTCTCCAGGTGCAAGATCAGCCCACGATGATCCTGCATCTGTTCCATTTACACTTTGTGTAGTAAGATTTTTTACATCCAACGTGCCGTTAATTTGTACCTTGTTATCAATCCAAACTTGATTAGACCCAAGTGTATGATCATCTGCTGCCTTTTCTGATATAGAATTGGCTTCTAGTATAGATTTTAAATCTACTTTTGTTTCCATGTTTGATCTAACAGTTGTTAGTTTATTACCTTCTACAAATAAATGCTGGGCACCGTTTACATACACAAACGAATCTTTTTCAATTCTAATATTAGACTCTTCTTCTACATGCATTTTATAATTTTTTGCTTGCTGTGTTGTAGTTTCAACTGAATGTAATTTTATATTCTTTTCAGCAACCATATTAATATTTTCTAGTGCAGTAAAGTTAATATCTCTATCTGCTGTGAAATTTATATCTGTTTCTGATCGTACACTAATACTATCTTTAGAATAAATGTCAATTTTTCCATTAGCAGTCATTTCGATCCAGCTATCGCCGCTTCCGTGTGCAATATAAATTAAATCTTCAGTATTGTGCATTACAATCTGATGTCCGGTTCTAGTTTGTATCCTTATTAATTCATTAGCAGGCAAAGTTGGGTCTCCTGAAACATCTCCAGTTTCAGTGTTTGCATAGTCTGGCGGTCCTTCTTTTGCAGACAGTCTACGATGCATACTTGTGTCGCCATCATCCATTACAAAACTTGATCCACCTAATCTATTATAAGGAGCATTAATTTGTGCATCTTGTGGGCCGTATCGGTGCTTTGGACCTGCTACATCGTGTGGGCCCGGAGTACTTATTCCAAAGACCATACTAGGCAATTCTCGTCTTGCACTAGATGTGTTAGTGCCGCGCACCCAGTCTTTATCTAATCCTGCTTTTATTAATCTTTCTTGGGCTAATGTGTTGACAGGTTTAGTAACCTTTGTCGGGTCTTTTCCTGCAGGATCTTCTTTTAGTTTATTATACTCGCCTACAGGTAATGCAGCACTAGGATCAAGATCATTAAGTGTAGTGCCAGCATTTCCTGGCATTGCAAAATTCATAGCAGTATCTTGAACACACGCTACCCAATATGCTTGGGAATAATCTCCTTCAGGCATTAATACAATTACCTGTGTTCCTATATCAGGAGGAACTGCCCAAAAGCCATAACTTTTTTGAGTAGAAGCATAATCTGATCCGCGTCCTAATCCTGTATACGGTGTTTGACCAGCAAAGGGGCTTGCATACTTGCATGCAATTTTTGTTGCAACGTTGCCGCCGTTAGTTTTTTTTAATATTTCAACTTCGACTCCACCCATATATGTAGTATCTAGATGATTTACAATCTTACCTAAATATACACCAGTAGTATTAGAACTACTAAGGCCTGCGGTTCTTTTGTAAGTTGACATACATTATTCCTTATATTTCGTCGCTGTTTGGCGCACTTGTAATTAGTTTGTTTCTAAGAGTGCCCATTGCCACGGCTGCTGTGCCGCCGCCTTTAATAAAGCTTATTACAGCACTTGCAACATTTTCAAGACTAAGATCTGCATTTCTTTTACGTGCTAGTTTTAAAGTTTGTTCAAACTTTCCTTTACTAAAATCATTTTCTACCATAATAACTTGATATATTCCACTAAACATACTAACAGGTAAAAACCCACCTAATGGATATTCTACATATCCATCATCTTGATTGTAATCTATAGGAGTTCTAAAGTTTAGCATAATATAAACTTCTCCATCCATAGGATTCATAGAACCATCTAGCGTCACAGGCAACAATGGAGAACTTGGTAGTCCTAAATAATTACCAATACCAACATCACATATAAAAAAGGGATCGCCGTGAATTTTTAAATCTACGCCAATCATATCATTTGATCCGTTTATTATCATATCGTTTAAAGACCTTGCAGTGCCTGTTGTAGGAGTATCTCCAGCAGCGCCGCCGCCGTTTGCTCCTTTACTAGCATCTGCTGTTTCGGAATTTTGGTCTTGTATTGGGTTGCTTCCTGGTCCCGGCGATCCTTGTGTCACTGGAACTTCTTCTGGGTCTTTTTTTGCAAATCCTAATGCGCCGCTTAGTATACTTGCCATTTGTGCTTGCGACCTAGAAGCTTGTACTCCGGTGTAAAACATCATATTAAATTTTAAGTCAAAATCAATAATATCTTTATTAACACCAGTGTATATGTAATTATACGCCTTTGGAGTCATTAATTGTTTTATTACATTTTTACTAAAGCTTGTTAGACTTGCACCTGGCGATGCTGAAAGATTTGACTCATCAACTTTATATGTTCTAACTCGATAAACATATACTTTAGGAGTGTCGCCTCGACCAAATGATCCAAATAATGTTCCAGTATTATAAGTTTGGGTTTCTATTCTAAACCAAGTTTTTCGTCCGGCTGCATCACCTTTTGATTTTGCCAAGTCTGTGCCAAATTCACTCGTAATTAATACTTGTTCTATTATGTCAGTAATTTTTGATTCAGCTGCAAAATTATAAGTCGGTGTAGTTACTGTAACAGTTTTGCCTCTATCGTATATGCTTCCACCGGCTGCGCCTGTTAGGTTTTCAGCGTTGCTAGGTAACTGGAATGGACTACCGCCGGCATATTTCCCGTCTCTGTTGATCTTTGAGATTCCAATTTGGTTAATATCAGTTTCTGCTTCTAGTTTAAGTTTATTACCAATCATTGAGCCTATATCAAATATACTAGTATTTGCAAATAGTGCTTCTGCTGCTTTAGTACCATTTGATCCTTGACCTGTACCGACTAGAGTATCGTATAATGAAGTTAGGCCACCGCCAATTGAGCTAATAGCAGCTCCGGCGCCGCCTGAGAGACTAGAAACAGCATCAACAACTCCTCCTAATGCACCTGCCATGCTAGAATTTGGGAACATAATTACATACTTGTTACCTTTAGAAGTCTGGCTTGCTCCTTCTTGGTTAGCTGTTAATTTATTCAGCTGTGAAGTAAGACTCTGCGCTCCTGTTTGCAATATAGTAGCAACATCGTCGCCAATAATCTGTACATCTGTTGGTATTTTAGCAATTTGATCTATATTTGGGCGCTCTGATGTAGGTACTGCTGTTACATTATACGTTGCTCCTGCGCCAGAAACATCCATATCTACTTGTACAAGCTGTATTGGAAAATGTCGTTGACTAAAGAAAGGAGATTTTACATTGCCATCGCCGTCGTACCCAATAAAGGCAATACTTAATAAAAACGGAGCTTCTAAATAATTTGGATGACCTGTTACTAACGATGCACTTCTTAAATTATGAAAAAACTGTCCCATCGAATATGGCTCAATAACTTTAAAAGTTATGCTTGTTGCATTAGAATGTCTAGAGTTAGTATTAGGTGCTACTGTGTTTTGAATCTTCACATCTTCAATAAAGAATTCTCGTTTTCCATCTAAGTCGTATAACGAAGGTATAGTTGGACCACCACCACCGCCACTTTTAATAATTTTTACTGCTGGCCCCATAGTTCTATAAGTTAACGGAAAATTTAATTCTATATTAGTTAAACACCCTAATGTAAATATAGGTGCGTAGCTTGCAAATTGATCTAGTTCGTTTCTAAAAGGAAATATATCTTTGCCAGCGTTTGCTGCAAGTCCTGCTAAACTTGGAGCCTGCAGAAATTGCAATGTTTGAGAAACTTTGCTGCTAGAATCGTTTACTGTGGCACGAGGCGTGTTACCTACTGCGCTAACGCCAGCATCACCTACTAAAATATTCTGAGAATCTTGTACGAATGGCATTTATACTCCTAATTGCCTAGCTAAGGCATCACCTTTTGGCAAATATATTTGTAATCCCGGAACAAGGTCGTTAACAGGATCTTTTAAAATTTCCATATTACGTTGTGCAAAAACCCACCATAGATTTTTAGTACCATACAAGTCATATGCTAGTAAATCTGGTCTATAAGCATATTGTGGTTGTACTACATACAAAATATCATCATCATCAGACGGTACTGAACGAATAGATAAGATATCTAAGTACGAGTCGCCTATAACCCTAGTATCAAACCAAGGACTATTACTTTCATATCTAATCATTATATAAATCCTTTGCCGCTAGCAATATAGCCGCCGCTAATAAATGTATCTAAGCTAAATTTAGTGATATTCTTTCTGCTGTACGTAGGCTGTACCTGTATATTAATATTACTTTTAACAGGAACCCAAGTTCCATTAGGTCCAACATCAGTTTGTATATAATCTACGTCACTAGGAAGATCAACAGTAAAATAAGTCACTGTAACCGGCACATCATTAAAAACATAGTCGCCGTATCCATTTAATTTCACAATTGGAGGCGGTGAACCTTGATTTGATGTTGCTCCATACGCCATTTTTGTAACACTACGCAAATAGTGAGTAGCTGCAATCCAATATTTTGCATCTTCGGCAGTTTCTACAAAAAATTCACCGACAATTGTTAATGCATTCACTTGACTGTTTTGATATGCAGGAAAGGGATAATTACTATGTGTAGGATGAAGAGCGTTATAGTTAGCTGTGTGTTCCATTGTTATTTGCGGAGTAAAAGGAAACATAAACCCGTCTGTTTCGAGCAAAGGTGCCATTACTTCACTGTTTTGGAAGTTTGCAGGTAACGATAAACGTACTCTCCAATCTAAATCTGTTTGAGACCCCCAATCAGCATTAACGAAATTTAAATCGTTTGCTGGTATTGCGCCAAGTGGCAATGTTCCTCGACGTGTTGCAGAAGGATCATAATTATTTGTTTTTGGGGAAGTGTTAGTTGAACTTCCGAATGGAATTTCGCTGCCGCCTAAGTTTTCATTACCGAATTTTGGATTTTCTGCCATTATTGTCTCCTATACATTATTTAGTTGACTTTATTAACAGAGTATATTATAATATATGTAAACCCGGGAGAAATAAAAACATTATGAGAAAAATAAACTATTTAAACAATAAAGACTTGCTAAAAGAAATTCACAAGTCTAAAGCAAAGTTTTCAAGCTTCGTAGACGATACGTATAATCAATTCGATATTATTCTACTAGATATTGATAAAGTAAACAGGTTAACTGTTACTGAAGCAAAACGAAATAAAGCAAAACGGCTAGGTGATGCTGATTATCATGCTAGAAAACTTGCAGGACAAAAAGTTAAACAAGCAGAGTGCGAAGTTGATTATAGGTCTATTACTAAAGAAGAGCTAATCTTCCGTGTAATGACATTTGATCACATTCCAGAAGAGCCTGGTCGCAAGAAAACACCTAAAACAATTGCAGACACTAAAGTAAAATTAAACTTTCCACCGTTTAAGCATTATAAGTTTGACGAAAATGACGAACTTATATGTGTAGGCAAGTCACACTGGCAGGGTGGACTAGAAAACGGTAACTTTAGCCTAAAACATGCTCGAGCAACTAACGAGTTAGCAAAAATGTGGTTAAAGCTTGTTGATCGTTATGCAACTCGAGGTAATGTACGTGGATACACGTATAATGACGAAATGAAAGGTCAAGCAATATTGCAACTTTCACAAATTGGCTTGCAGTTTGACGAATCTAAGTCAAATAACCCGTTTGCTTACTACACCGCAGCAGTTACTAACTCGTTTGTACGTGTTATTAACCTAGAAAAGCGTAATCAAAACATTAGAGACGATATTCTTGAAATGAACGATATGAATCCGTCACATACTAGACAACATGCTAGTGAATGGGAAGCAGCTCTTAAGCGAGAAGACAAATCATACGTTAAAAATCCTACTTCTAAAAAATAGTCGGTTGACTATACATCATAATTATTGTATACTATTAACACTAGTATGGAGAACACAACTTGTTTAAAAAAGCAGCAGTCTTTACAGACATACACTTTGGATTAAAAGGCAATAGTAAAGTTCACAACCAAGATTGTGAAAACTTTATTGATTGGTATATCGATCAAGCAAAAGCTGCCGGTTGCGAAACTGGTATATTTTGCGGTGACTGGCATCATAACAGAAATAGTTTAAATTTAACTACTATGGATGCTACTATTCGGAGTATGGAGAAGTTAGGTGCTGCATTTGAACAGTT